AAGGGATAAAACAGGATGGGTAGGACAAAAAAACAGGGAATTCCCTCAGTCGTCATGACTCGCGTGGGGGATCTCACCCCTTACGCAAGGAACTCCCGAACGCACTCAGACGAGCAGATCGCGCAGATCGCTGCGTCGATAAAAGAGTTCGGTTGGACTAACCCGGTCCTGATCGACGGCGAGAAAGGAATCATTGCTGGCCACGGCAGGCTAAAGGCCGCGATGCGGTTAGGCCTCGATGAAATCCCGGCAATAGAGCTGTCGCACCTAACCGAGATTCAAAAGAAGGCTCTCATCATTGCTGACAACAAATTAGCCTTGAATGCCGGATGGGACAACGAGCTACTTAGTCTGGAGCTCGAGGAGTTGGAGCTTGAGGGATTAGACTTAAGTCTTACAGGCTTTGGCGAAGAAGAAATAAACGCACTTAAACCCGAGGTTGTAAACGAAGGATTGACCGACGAGGACGCTGTCCCTGAACCTCCACCGGAGCCTATTACAAAGCCTGGGGACATTTGGATATTAGGCAAGCATAGGCTTATGTGCGGCGATAGTACGAGCGTGGATGCGGTTGATAAGTTGATGCAGGGGCAAAAAGCTGATTTGGTGTTTACCTCGCCGCCTTACAACGCAAATGCAAAAGCCGGTCAAGGAGATATTTTTAATAAAAAAAAATCGGTTAAATTATATGCTGATGGATACGAGGACAATATGCCATCAGACGATTATGTAGACTTTGCATCATCTGTTCTTGAAATATGCTTTTCTTTTACCGATGGATTTATATTTTGGAATGTCAGTTATAACGCTAAATCAAGATTTGAATATATACAGCAGATTCAAAAAAGACTGCCGTTTTTAGTTGAGCAAATTTGTTGGAAAAAAACCAGCACGATTCCATTCAAAGGCTCTCTTATGAGAGATTGGGAGCCTATATACGTTTTTTCAACAAACAAACAATCAATATCTGTAAAGCAAGTGACAAGCAATTTTTGGCAAGTAAGTAATACTAATTCTCAATTGCAAAATCACAAGGCTTGTTTTCCCGTTGAATTGCCAGAAAGAGGAATTCATTTGGTTAATCCAAACTCAAATTTAGTGTTTGAGCCTTTTGGTGGGTCTGGGACAACAATGATCGCCTGCGAGAAAACAGGTCGATCTTGTCGAATGATGGAACTAGACCCAAAATACTGCGATGTCATCGTCAAGCGATGGGAAGAATTCACCGGACAGAAAGCGAGGCTAGAAAATGCAGCGGAAATATCCACCTGAAGTTCACTTAGTACACGGCACAAAGGGAGAGAACACGGGCATTCCTCTGCCGGAGAAGGTAAAGATCAGGGTCCCGTTTGCCGAATGGGCAGACAACCCGGCTTTATTTAACCGCGAGAGATTTGTAAAAGAGACCGCCGACTATCTATTTGATGTCTACGGTATTGGCTCGGATCAGGACAGGCACACGCTGATGATGCTTGCCGACCAGCTCCAGCTCTACATTGACGCAAGGAAAGAGCAGGCAAAGCATCCTTTAGTGGTTAAGACTAACGGTGGAAAAACTCACGCTCCGAATCCTTACATCAGCCTTGCAAACAAGGCGATGGAGAACTCCATCAAGCTAATGAACGAAATGGGACTGACTCCGCGCTCTCGATTGGCGGCAAACAAACTTGAGGACGGCTCTAAGATGGGCGAATTCCTAGCAGGGCCTAAGTTCGGCACATGAGAATAGAAGATGGTATTGCTTACGCTGTCGGCATCGTAAAAGGCGAGATCGACGCTTGTCGGAATGTTCGCCTAGCCTGCCAGCGGTTTCTTAATCACATAGAAAACAAGGAGTGGGAATGGGTTTTTGATCCTAGCCCGGTCAATCACTTTCTACAGTTTGCAGGTCTATGTAGGCATGTAAAGGGACAGTGGGCGGGATACTCTGTAAGCCTCGAGCCTTTCCAGATCCTTATTGCTTGCGCGATCTATGGCTTTAGACACAAGAAAGACCGGCGTAAAAGGATGGTGCAGGATGTCATTGTCTACATCCCCAGAAAGGCTGGTAAATCGACGCTGACGGCTCTTATCGCTCTTTATGAGCTAGCCTTCGGGGAAGCAGGCGCAGAGGTCTACACGCTCGCTACAAACCGCGATCAAGCGTCAATCGTGTTCACTACGGCTAAGGGCTTTGTCGAAACGTTGCCGCAGGAGATCTCTAGGCTCTTCATTCTCGGCAAGTTCACGATTGTGAAGAACGGCGACAGCCAGAGCATGATGAAAGCTCTCTCCAGAGACACTAAAAAGACCGGAGACGGGCTCAACCCTTCGTGCGCGATCATTGACGAGGCGAGTCAGATCGTAGACAGGAATGCGATTGAGGTATTGCATTCGGGGATGGTATCTCGGCTTAATCCTCTTCGGTTATACATTACGACCGCTTCTTTTACCCGCGACACAAAGTTTTTCGAGGACTTTCAGGTGATGGAGCATATCCTCCATCAGGATGTTCCTGACAATCCGCGATGGTTTGGGCTTCTTTACTCTCTGGATGCTGGAGACGATTGGAGAGACGAAAAGGTATGGGCTAAAGCTAACCCGATGCACAATATCTCGGTCTCGCACGATGCAATTGTTGCTCGATGCGAAGAGGCGAAGATTAAGCCCGCTGCACTCAACGAGTTTCTCTGCAAAACGCTTAACGTTTATGTCTCGGCCGAAACCGCGTGGGTTGACCGTACACATTGGGATGAATCTGTAGGGCTAACAGAGAGAGAACCCGAAGCTGTATTTATCGGATTTGACCTAGCAGCAACACGAGATCTAAACGCGGTTTGTACGTTAAAGCGATTTGCTGAGGACGATTACGAAGCCGAGTGGAAGTTCTTTCTCCCCGAAGATGGCTTTGAGTTACTGCCAACTCATTATCAGGACATCTTCAGGCAAGCGATTAATTCGGGAATCTTGCACATCACCGAAGGTAACGTGATGGACGATAGAGAGATTTCGGCGTATATTATCGCGCAAAGCCAGAAATACGACATAAAAGAAGTAGGCTACGACGCTTACAATGCTGCCGCTCTAGTAGCAAGGCTGTACGAAGTCGGAATGCCAGTTAAGAAAGTCGGTCAAGGAATGGCGGTGCTTTCTAACCCGTCGAAGCATGTCGAGCGACTCATTCTAAGCCACAAAATCAGACACGACGGAAACCCATTCTTAGGACATCAACTGGGCAATTGCGAAGTGTTTACAGACGTTCAAGGCAATATCAAAGTCAAGAAAGCCGGTGTGGATCGCCACGCTAAGGTTGACGGAATTATTGCCTTGATTATTGCGATGCACTGTAGTCTGGACAACCCGATGCCGTCTGAATCGTACGGATTCAGAGTTTTCTAGGGGTAAAAATGGGCTTATTCGACGTATTTAAGCGTAAAACAAACAAAAAAGAGTCGAATTCGCTCTTTGGTAACACTGTTTTAGGCAACAACGTCATGCTCCGCGGTAAGGGGCAAGGCTATGGATCTAACCAATTACTGTACGTTACGACCTCTGCGGTTAACGAAGCAGGTCGAACTGTCGACATAACGACACTTGCTAGAAACTCGACGGTTATGGCTTGCGTAGGGGCAAAAGCACGTTCTCTTGCTCAATTACCCGTCAAAATCATGTCTAAGCAAGCGGATGGCACGTTTGTAGACACGCAGACCGATCCGAGCGTTCCTGAGCGTGAAAAGAGCAGAGCTGCAAGCGTTCTTAATCTTCTTGCAAATCCTAATAACTTCCAGAGTCAATACGAGTTTTGGTATCAGTTCACGATGTGGCATGAGCTGGCCGGTGAGACTTTCGTATTACTCTGGAGGAAAGACGCACAGGAACCGACGCAGATTCCGCTCGAGATGTACGTTCTTGACTCGACGCTGATCGTGCCGAGGATCTCAGAGACGCGTTATCCCTTCTACACGCTTACAAGTTCGTCTTACGGCTTCAACAAAGACGAACCGCTTAAGTATTTTCAAGTCATGCACACGAAGTCTGAGCCGTGGCAAGGCTCCAGTTCGTTCAACCGCTTGCAAGCTGTCGAGTTGGTCTCCTTAGATCAGGACATCGACCTTTACTCCAACTTCATCATGCTTAACGGTGCAAAGCCATCTGGTTTGTTCCGCACCGAGCAAGTCATCCCCGATTCAAAGTTCAAAGAGATTTCTAGCAGGCTAAAAGAAGCGTGGACAAACATGCTGAACAGCCAGCCCTCGGATCAGAGTAAGCCGGGGCAGTCTATGCTGTTGGATCAAGGCATGACCTACGAAACAATCAAGCCTCTTACGCTTCAGGATGTAGATGCAAGAGAGCTTAAGAAACAAACAATGACGCGTATCTGTGGATTGTTTGGTGTGCCTCCCGCGATGATCGGAGTCGGCGAGTCGAAGTACAACAACACCCAAACGATGCTAGATGAGTTCTACAAGTCAACGATGATGCCGTTCATTACGAACGTTGAGCAGCGGTTAAAATTGTCGCTGTTAAAGGGCTATCCAAATTTACACGTTCAGTTTCAAACACAAGACTTCCTAAAAGGCGCTCCGCTAGATCAGATGAATTATGTCGTTGCAGGAGTCAAGAATGGGATTCTTACGCAGAATGAGGCCCGCGAATATCTGGGACTTAATTCTCTTGATGGTGCTGATGATCTGCTGCTTGCCGCTGGTGATGATGGCGCCATTCCCGGTAGCTCTCCGCAAGACACGGGAGGTGGTGGAAACCTTAAGGTGGTCGGTAAAACAGGCAGAGCCGGAAATGCTTAAAGATCTATTGGAAAAACTCAAGGCCGCGGCAGACAAGAGAAAGCCGAAGCCTAAACCCGAAGATGGGAAAATGAAGGAAAAGGAACCGATACATGGCTAAGCACATTCAATTCTTCACCGAGGCAAAGGTTGAGCTTGGCCGTATGGCTGACGAGGCAACCGGCGAACCAATCGGCGAGATCGAAGCGACTCTGACAACCTGGGGCGCAAGAGAAGGCGCAGATGGGCGCAGATTTTTCTACACGCCCGCAGCTTTTGAGATGTGGCACGAAGGTTGGATGGAAGCCGGCAGACCGTTGCCGATGTACTTTCAGCACAGTTCAGACATGATGCCCGTGGGTGAGTGGTCAAAGTTCGACATTACCGACGAAGGCATGACCGGAACCGGGAAACTTTTTCTAAATACGACGGCAGGATCGGATCTTTATACGATCATGAAGGAATCGCCGCGCATGGTCGGTGGTGTCTCTGTCGGTGCTTACGCTGATGAATACCAAATGGTCGATGAGAACGGCGAGCCAACAGACGATCCTGACAGCTTCTTTCAGATCATGAAAGGCGGATTGGCTGAGGTTTCGATTGTGATGAACCCCAACAATCCCAAAGCTGAGATTTCAAGACTTGAATACTGGATGGGGGATAAACCAAACCCCAGAACGATTGAAAAAGCTCTGCGTGATGCTGGGCTTTCTCGAAAGGATGCAGCCGCTGCATCCGGCTTGTTGAAGTCGATCATAGAGCAGCGTGACGCTGCCGTGACAACTTCTCAACCCGCTAATCCGAGTGAGTCGGACGCAGCGGTGAAACTGCTTGAAGCGCTCCAATACCGCGAGCTGCTGAAGGCAATTGCAACCCGATAAAGGAACTATCATGCTTGAAAAAGTCATTGAAAAACTAGATGCAATTGAAGCATCTAACGCTGCAAAACTTGCTGAAACTGCCGAGGCTGTAAAGACTCAAGTTACCGAAGCTGTACAGGCAGTTAAAGCAGAAACCGAGCAAAAACTTGCCGCTCTTGAGGCAAAGATTGCCGCTCCCTCTATCATTCGCCCCATCCACAAGACTGTTCGTGGTGAGGCAAATCGTCGCTTCCGCGATGTACTGAAAGAGTACATGAAGGGTGGTAATCAGGTTGAGCGCGAAGTAAAGATCTTTGAATCGGTCGATCAATTCGACGGGTACATCAAAGAAGCATCTTCGCTTACCGGTTCTGGTTACGATGTTGGTGGCCGTACCGCTTACGATCCCGTGTTTGCTGCTAAGCGTCTTGGCAATCCGATGATGGATCTTTCCCGCATTGTGGCAACCGACGGTTCTGCTTACCAGTTCCGCGTAAAGACCGGCAACGCTGGCGCTCAGTGGGGCTATACGGTGCAAAATAACGGTGCATCCACGACTGAAGCAACGTCGATTTGGCAGGTAATCCTCAAAGACTTGAACGCACAGTTCCCAATCCGTACTGCTGCGCTTGATGATATTGACGGTCTTGAGCCCAACGTTGTTGACGACATGCTGATGGAATTCCAGCAGGCAATGGCAACCTCGATGATCCAGAACAACGACCAATCGGGAACCGGAACCTCGGTATCGACTGGCGGCGCTGATGGTCTGCGAGGCTTGGATCAGTATGCGGGCGCAAATGCAACCTACACGGGCGGTACAGTTTCCACGGCTTCTTTCGGAACCTCGGGAACCGCAACCACGAACGGTCTGCATAACCTTGCAACGTATGACCAGTTGACTACCAACGCAAACACTGTAGGCGCTAACAACATCGTCTATAAAGACGTTGTTAACTTCATCTACAGCTTGCCGCAGCAATACTGGACCCCGACAGCTCGCTTCATGATTAACCCAATCTTGTTGCAGGGCATCCGTGGTTTGGTTGACGATCAGAAGCGTCCGATCTACATCGACGGTCTGAGCCGTGACGATGGCATCGTTGGTAAGTTGCTTGGCTTCGATGTGGTGGTTAACAAGTATGTTGACAATCCTTCTCAGCCCACAACCGGCGCGGCAGGTACAACCAGCTATTACCCCATGTATTTTGCTGACTTCCAGCAGTTCCACACCATCGTTATGCGCTTGAGCATGGTTCTGCGTCGTTACGACCAGACGCTCCCAGGCTCGATCACGTTCTACGGCGAGACTCGCGCAGCTACATCTGTGCGCGATCCTAACGCTGGCGTACGTTATCGCTCGACTGGCACTGCGGCTTAATTTAAGAGGGCGAAAGCCCTCTCCCTCTATGGAGAGACTATGAGACAGGTAATTTTAGAAGGGCTTAAGCAGGCTCTCCACGAGGGCAAAGCCACGGTGAACCTCGCTGAAGCCTCAGCCCTCACGGGCTCAGGCTCCGGCGTTGGTGGCCGCGTCTATAACGAAGATGTATTTGCAAGTCTGCGCTACTGGAACCCTTTCCGGGTTTACGCTAACCAGACGATGACCTCGGATTCGGATATTCAGTTTGTTGTTAAGACTGGTAACGCTGCCAACAGTACGAACCCCTGGGGCTACACGGTCAACGCTAACAGCGGATCGCCCAACATTGCCACAAGCATTTGGCAGCTTCCGATGCGCGTTATTTCGGCTCAGATGCCTATCCGCGCGGCAGCGATGGACGACATCAACGGTCTTGATGCAGCTTTAGCTGAAGATCTTGCAATGGAATTCAGCCAGATCGAAGCCGCGTCGATGGCTACCAATGACGATCAGGCAGGATCAACCACGACAAGCACAGGCGCGACCAATGGTCTGCGCGGTCTTAAGATGTACGCAGGAACAGCGGGTTCTACGGCGGCTTACGGCAGCTCGGGAACTGCTATTACTAACGGCATCCACACGCTCAATACTGTCGGCTATACGCACAGCGGCGGCATTGAGTGGGAAAGCCTTGTTGACGTTGCTAACGCTCTTCCAGGTCAGTTTTGGAGAATGCCTGGGACTGCTTGGATGATGCACCCAACGGCGCTGCAAACCCTTCGCAAGTACACGCACGGCGGCAACTCCTATACGTTGGTTGAAACCGGCGAGGAAGGCGAAGGCCCAGGTGTAAACATCATGGGCTGGCCGGTTATTGTGAATCCGTACTTAGACGCTCCCGCTGTTGGCGCTTCTCCGATCTATCTTGCAAATTGGCCGCGATTCTTCTGGATTGTTGACCATTCAGAGATGACGTTGCAACGCATGGAGCAAACGCAGCCTGGGACGATTACGGTGTACGCTGAGAAGCGTTTAGTTTCGACTGTGCGTGATGTAACCGCTGGTGTTCGGTTGATCGGGGCTTAATATGCCAAGTCAGCTACAGGGTAATTTCGGAGCGGGTTCGCGTAACCCGTTCAACTACTCGAAGGTCATTCAAAGTACCCGAGATCCGGTTACGCAATGGCTTACGCTCGACGAAATCACCAATCAGCTCAATTTGTTTGCGGATGAATCTCAAGACGAGTTTTTGTCGCAGCTTGAGCTGGCAGCGCGAATGGCAATCGAAGATTATTTGGGCGTTCCAATCTTCAATGTAACGTATCAAGCTTCTTATCTAATCTCGGGTTTGATGGCTGCTCCGGTCTCGCTGGATCTTCCCGAGGTTTCGCAAAACGGCGTAACGATCAACTGGGTTAAGTATTACAACGACCTAAATCCTCCCGTTCTCACGACGATTGCAAGCAGTCAATATTACTACGACCCGACAGGGAACAAGTTAGTTCTTTTCGAGGTTCCTAATAACGTCAACACCTACATGACCGCTCCGATGCTTTGCCAGTACACACTACAAGGCAGTGTTATTGGTCAGTATCCCGTGGTTAAGCAAGCTGGTCTCATGCTTCTCACGCATTTCTACAATAACCGTTCTGCAATTTCTGAGGCTAAGCAATATCAGCTTCCCTGGGCAATTGACCAGTTGTTGCGACCCTACCGCACTTTGGTGATGTGATGGTTTTACGCGTCGATCAAATCACCATCAACAATCTGACGTTTGGGCTTACCAATCTTGGCGAGCAAACAACGACAGAGACCGCATGGTTTCAGACGCGAGCAAAAACCAAGTCTGTACATAACCGCATTCGAACGCTTGAGAAGTTTCGGCAATACGACAACATGATTGAGTTTACCGTGAACTACACGCCCAACATGCGTACGATTTCCGATGCTCAAGAGGCTTACAGCATTTCCTTCCGCGATAAGTCTTGGCGAATCGCTGAGGTTTACGAGCATGACGATAGGCAGTGGGTAACTTTTACTTGTTACCGTAACGAACCAACGGTTGCAGTCTGATGGGCCAGAATTCAGCCGTTACTTATGCTCAAGCGATACAGGCGCAGCTAACGACCGTTTGTACGCCCACGCCGGTCTATGCTGTGTTTAACCGCAACTTTGCAACCGAGCCGACTTTTGTTACTTGGCAGCTAAGAGATGTTCACCAGCCGGTGTATACAGGACCGCAGTCGGTCAAGGGTATAGACCGACCTGTCTTTCAAGCGACAGTCTTTGCTCAGCAGATGGCGAACTGTTACTCGAAGGCTCAGCAGATTGTCGACGCGCTCCACGGCTATCAGGGAACATTTGGCGGCTTATTTTTTGTGGCAAAAGTAGACGTTGATTGGCTTTTCCACACATACGACAACGATTCAAAATTACATCAAATTGTTTTAGACTCGACTTTAGACATTCCTTCGTGAGGTGAAAAATGGCTCTCCCTAATAAAGTTTTACCCGGCTTCAGCGCCTCGCTATATTGCCAGCCGGGGGCTACGCCCACTCCTTTAACCACCGCAGAACTTTCTACATATGCAAATGTTTCTGCAATTGCAATAGCTGCAAATCTTGTTCCGGTTGAGGCGATTCCCGCATTTGGACAAGACGATGCGGTTGCTAACTTTTCGGTTGCTGGCTCGCGTCAATCTGACAAGATTCCGGTCCAGTCTGCGCCAACTTCCATGACGGTTGTGGCCGCATGGAATCCAGCAAGCACAAATCTTCTTTTGCTTCGCGCTGACGCGTATAACGGAACCATAGATAGAACTTTTGTTATTGCCGCAACAGACGGTACTAACACTGTTTATTTTTCTTTCAATGGACGCGTAAGTCAATGGACAATTGATCCTGCTCCAGGCGCAGAAGCTCAGGTTACTTTCACGATTCACCCGCGAGGAAACCAATATGGATGGCAAAACAACACTTGATGATCTTGTAGCTTTGATGGCTAGCTTTCATGGCGATTTACACGCTATGGCAAAAGGGCATCCCTTTACCCTTCAAGAGGTGGATGCCGCCCTACAGGAAGCCAGCCCCGGCGGGGCCGAAGCAGTCTGTCTTTCAGTGCTAAGAGCTCATGCAAAAAGCGAGTGACGATCTGCTGGCTTACTTAGTCACGCAAGCCCAGACCGGTTCTAAAAACTGGTTTGGGTATCCTCAACAAAGGCTCATCAACATTAGCCTTTGCCACAAGATCGCGGAGAATCATGCGCCAGATATGACACCAGACGAAGTAGTTAATTATGTGATTCGTCTCAACGATCTAATTTTCAAAAAGATCGTGACCAATGGGAAAGATTGAGGTTAAGGGCTTCCGAGAGTTTGAGGATTCGCTTTTAGAATTAGCTCAAGAGTTTGGCACGACCAAAGCCCGTCGGTCTTTACTTCCAGGTCTTAAATCTGCGATGGAGCCCGTAAAAGCGGCAATCCGCGCAAGAGTTCCTGTCGATACTGGCAAGCTGCAACTCAAGGTTCGCAACGGCGCAAAGGTTGCAACGCGTAAAGACAAATCTAAAAAATATCTCAGCCGCGACACAGTTGCTTTTGGGTTTGTCGATGTTGGCGTTGGTTACAGGGATGCTAAAGGTGAGTACAGGCCGGCAGCAGAGGCTATAGAATTCGGTACGGCAGAAGTTCCTGCTAGGCCGTTTATACGAAATAGTTTTCAATCAATGGCAAGCTCCGCTCTTGATCGGTTAGCGTCTCTCATGAGCGCTCACATGGATCTTTGGGCGGCAAAACAACGAGCAAAGGTTAGAAAATGAGATTACAAGACAAGTTTGGTTCTTCGTTCCAAAGACAGAAATACGCAGACATTGATTTTGCTGGTCATGCGTTAAAGGTCTATCTTCCCACCAGGAAGGAAATGCTTGAGCTTGAGGGCAAGATCAAAAACCCTCCTGATGCTCTGTTAGAACAGGAATACACAAAGCTAGTCGATACGTTTGAGAAGCTCTACAAGATCAATAAAACCGTAGAGGTTGAGCGTAAAGACGATGACATTGTGGTTGAGGGCCGAAGCCTAAAAGAAGCGTCGCGCTACAAAGCTCAAGAAATCATGCGCGAGATTGCGCTTATCAACTTAGTTGGCTTCGAGGAAGGGCAAGAGCTGTTCGCGCTTTCGTACGAGGATATTTCCGAAGCCTTCTCTCCGGCGCAGATTAAGCATCTGACTGAGTTGATTGAAAAGGCAGTAAACCCAGACTACAAGGAAGTCGAAAAAAACTAAAGCGGTCACTATATCGACAGATTCGGGCGGCGATGATCTTTAATGGTCAGTCTCCCGAGGTCATAGAAGCCCTTGATGTAGTGACCACGCGAGAGTTAGAATTGATGTATCGCGATGGCATGATTGGCGCGAGACAAAACTTAATGTTGATCTCGCATCTGATGGCGATTGTTTATAACGCGCTTTCTAAAAACCCGATCAAAAGCCGTGAGTTTTTCCCGCATCTGGAGGAGTATTTCATCCCTCCAAACTACATGACAAGACAAGAGCGAGACTTCCTGGCGTTTACAAGTCTGCCGGGGTTCAAGTCAGAGTTTTTAGATATCTTAGGGGGAAACAATGGCCGGTAAGCTAATCGCAGCCCTACAAGTCGCGCTAGGTCTTGAGAGCGCGAAGTTCGTTCAAGAGATTGACAGGGCCAAAGCCAAAACCCGCGAAATGAAGGTTAGCGTTGACCTTCTTGGCTCGGCCATGACAGCGCTTGCAAGCCCAATGACCTTAGCTGCGGCGGCGGCTGGAGCGTTTGCAACATCTTTCTTCAAAGCTGCGGATGCGGTTAATGATTTTGCCGAGGGCTCTGGGTTAGCGATTGAGGAAGTCTTAGCCCTGCAAAGCGCGATGGTGCAATCGGGGAAAGAAGCCGATAACGCCGCTCAAATGTGGGATCGCTTTTCGGTAACGCTTGGCGCTGCCGCTGATGGTCAAAAAGAACAAGCCGATCTGTTCAAAGAATTGGGCGTAAGTATTGCCGACGCTGGTGGTTTGCTAAGACCCGAGATCGACATCTTCCGAGACCTAACGTCGGTTCTTTCCAGTATGGGCGCAGGCGCGGAGCGAGCTCGATTACAGGTTCAATTGTTTGGTAAGCAGTTTGGCAATATTGACATTTCTAAGATTGACCAACTATCAAGAAACACAGATAAGTTTTCTGGCGAAGCAAAGAAGGGTGTATTGGCTATCGGAGAGATTGGCGACGCGATAGACCAGATGACCGAGAAAGCAAAGATCGGTTTTCTAACATTGATGGGCAAAGCGCGTGATGCTTACATGGGCATCAAGAAGTTTCTTGGGTTTGGCGAGGAACAGGCTCCAGCTCCTGCCTCAGTTCTAGGCGTAACCCAAGGCGGCAGGCAATCCGGAACAAAAGTAAAGCCTGTACAGGGATCTGGAAAAGATTCTGTTACGGCTTATCTTGAAAGTCTTGACGCTCAAATAAGAAAATTAAAAGAAGGCGAAGATGCTGCTTTGCGTTTTGAAGCCGCAAAACAGGGTGGCGCTAAAGGATTAGAAAAGGCAAATGAAATAATACGTTTGCGTAGAGAAGAGGCGGAGCAACAAGAAGAATTAAGACGATTGGCTCAAGAGGCCGGTGACGAAATTAGGGCTCAGGGCGATTTACGAAGATTTCAACAAGAGCAAATTATTAAAAATTACGAAAAAGAAATTGAACTTGCGAAAGAAGCTCAGCGAATCGAATTAGAAGGCCAGTGGCTTTTATTAGACGCAGCCACCCAAGCTGAGATAAGGGCAAATAAAGAACTTAAGGATATGGATCAGTCTCTCAAGGAAAAAGATGAAGAATTGCAGCTCTTAGAAGATTTGAGAGACGGTTATAAATCACTTGGCGCGACAATCGTAGAAGCATTTGCAACAGGTAAATCAGCGGCGGATGCTTTCAAAACTGCGCTTTCTTCGCTTTTACAGAAATTAGCGTCAAGATCGTTGGACAAATTTCTTGATGCGATCTTTAAGTCTGATGTAACCGGCGCTCCTTCTTTGTTTGAAAACTTTGCATCAGGTTTGCCGGTTATTGGAGATCTATTTGGCAAGCGAGCTGGCGGGGGCCCTGTCTCCTCGGGCGCTCCGTATCTTGTTGGCGAAAGAGGGCCTGAACTATTTGTACCGAGCTCTGCTGGTCAAGTTATCCCCAATTACGCGATGGGCGGCGCTACCACGGTAAACAACTACAACATCCAAGCGATTGACGTTAAGTCTTTTGAGGATCGCATTTTGGGAAGCTCTAAAGCCGTCTGGGCGGCTAACGCGTACGCAAACAAATCACTTTCGGTTAGGGGCAGAACATGAGCTTCCAAACGATCTTAGACATTAGCCAAACCATAACGGTTGACAACCGTCGAATGGTAGGCCAACAATACTCAAGATCAGGGCAGGTTAGAACGGCGCTCTACGTTACTTCCGTTCCTTGGGTTTTTACCGTTCGGCCACATTCTTTTCTTTACTATCCCCAGGTTCGAGATGTCATTCAAACCATTGACAATCTCGACCGACAGACAGCGGCAAACATAACGTTTAGCTCGACAAATCTTCAATGGTTTACGGCTTATCAAGGGCAGCTAAGCGGCGCTCAGGCAGCAGCGCTAACGCTTGCTTCTGTTCCAGCCGCGAATGCGACGACGATTTCGGTTGGTAACCTTCCTACTATTGCAAGCTCTACGATTGTCTTTAAGGCCGGTGATTTTATTCAGATTGGTAATTACCCTTACAAAGTAACGGCTGAAGTTTTGCGAGGGTCAGGAGCGACGGTTAGCGTAACAATTCACAGGCCGATAATTGGAACACCATCAGCAGGAACGCTTACGGCTGTCGGATCTGCTTGCACGTTCAATGTCGTTGCCGAGGTTTGCCCAACCTATACGCTCAAACCCATGACCAACGGCGCTTTTGTCGATTGGGATAATGACTTTGTTTTTAGGGAGTTTGTACAGTGACAACTCCAATGACCGCGTTATCTTCGTCAACGATAACGCACAGTGAATTCGTAAGGCTAGTCACAAGCACAAATACTTATACGTTTTGTTCTGCTGCCGCATCCATTACGGTTTCGGGCATTACGTTTACAGGGTTAGGCAGCCTTCTTTCTGTTGGCGACGTTCAGAGAGACTTAAAGGCAACCTCTGATGACATGCTTATAACGTTGATCGGTATAGACCCGACAAACGTTGCTCTAGTTCTTGCAAACAACATTAAGGGCTCAACCGTTGAAATCTGGCGCGGCTTCTTTGACTCTAATTATCAAATCATCACAAGCCCAACCACTCAATTTTTTAAGCGCTACCAGGGCATTGTTAACAGCGTAAGCCTGAATGAAACCTTTGACGAAAACAACCGATCGCGAACGGTTGCTTGCTCAATTGCTTGCGCTTCGTTCCGTACGATCTTGGAGAACAAGATCTCAGGCATAAGAACGAATCAAAATACATGGCGAGCGCTTTATTCGACAGATGCAAGCATGGATCGAGTCGATGCAATTGCAGGGCAATACTTTGATTTCGGATCGCCTCCAAAAGGCGGCGGCTTGTCTGATCCTAATTCTGGAGACCAACCTAATGTTTATGAGCAAGATCTAACTGGTATATGAGATACGCGACAAAATACGACATGCCTCATTTGGTTGAGATGATGAAGGCATACGCAAACGAAGCAGGGATAGAAACACTAAAAAACAACCAGAACGAGAGTCACGTTCGATCTTTATTTTATGAAATGTTAAAGGGGCGCGGCTTTGTTTTGGTAGACGATCAGCTTCGTGGATTTATAGCTGCCTACATCACAAGAAACTTTTGGAACAATAGCGTCAGAGAGTTACACGAGGTTGCTTGGTGGGTAGACCCAGAGTATCGAAGTACATCAATTGGCGGGAGGCTCTGGTTAAGGTTCAACAAGCTAGCTCAGGATTTGTTAGACCAAAAAAGAGTTCAGATTGTTTGTACAAGCCTTATGCCTACAAGCCCAGAGATTGATTACACACGATACAAATTTAAGCCATTGCAAGCAACATTCTTTAGAGAGTAGATCATGCCAGCCTCAATCATTGTCGCCGGATTAGTTGAAGCAGGTGCATTTGCAGCAGGTAGCCTTGGCGCAATGGCGGCTACGGCTGCGATCAGGCTTGCAACCTCGGTTGTCGTTAGCAGGGCATTCGGAAATAAAAACTCAAACGCTATAGACCCTGGCGCTCGGCAGCAATTGCCACCAGCGGCAAATCTTTCTATCCCGATAGTCTACGGCGATGCTTATCTTGGCGGGAATTTTGTTGATGCGGTTTTGTCTACCGATCAAAAAACAATGTATTACGTTCTGGCAATTTCAAGCATCAGCGCAAACGGCCAGTTCTCTTTTGATACAACTGATTTTTGGTACGGCGACAGACAAATTACTTTTGACACGACAGATCTGACAAAGGTTGTTTCGCTTACGGATGGCAGCGGAAACCCGCAAACGAACATCAACGGTTACATGTACATCAACTTGTACACGTCAACCAACGCGGGAGTTATCACGCCAATCAATGGATCTGCCCCGAGCGTTGTAATGGGCGGATCAGACATCAGCGCATCGTTACGCTGGCCTGCTTCTGGCCGGCAGATGAACGGATTGGCTTTTGCTATTGTCAAACTGATTTACAACCGAGATGCAGGAACGACGGGTTTGGAGCCCCTGACGTTCAAATGCTCGCAATACCTAAACGGAACGGGCGCGGCAAAGCCTGGGGATGTTTGGTATGACTACATGACAGACACGAGGTATGGCGCTGGCATGACGGGATTGGTTGACTCTGCAAGCGCTGCTGCTCTTAATACTTATTCGGATGTTGTTCTTTCGTTCACAAATTCATCCGGCGGAACAAGTACGCAGCCCAGGTACAGGATCAACGGAGTTTTAGATACGGCTCGGCCAATCCTAGAAAACGTTGAGCAAATTATTGAGGCTTGTGATTGTTGGATGACCTACACGGCTGCTACCGGCCAATGGTCTGTTGTCGTCAACAAGGCTGAGACATCTTCGTTTTCTTTTAACGATACAAACCTTATCGGCGACATAAGAGTTAGTACAACAGACATCAATCAGCAGATCAATCAGATAGAAATTGAATTTCCAAGTAAAGACGCAAGAGATCAGCCTGATTTGGTTTACATGGCGCTTTCGTCTGGCTTGTATGCAAATGAGCCTCCGAATCGAGAAACCTACAAGATGGAGATGGTTAACGATTCGGTTCAGGTTAAGTATCTTGCAAACCGTAGGCTTTTACAGTCACGCGAAGATCTGCTTGTTTCTATAACCGCTGCCTATCCAGCTATTCAGGTAGATGCTGGAGACGTTGTAGATATTACAAACACAGACTATGGATGGACAAACAAGCTCTTTCGTGTTTTCAAGGTTAACGAAGCGACCACGCCAGATGGAGGTCTTGGCGCAACGCTTGATTTAGTTGAGTATGCTGCAAGCGTTTACGCAGATCCTCCGCCGGGAACTATTGCACAGTATGCAGAAGCTCCGCCATCTAGCATCCCTTCTTCGCAGTACATTTCTGCCCCAGGAACGCCAGTTCTTTATAACGTGGCTCCTTATGCCCCTGCTCCATGCGCTGACCCTCCGGTTTTTAGCTTTTATTCGGATGCTCCCGCCACAGGCCGAGTTTCCCTCATGTCGCTTTATTACACAACGGTTGCAACGCCAACTAATAGTGACTGGAGCTTAATAAAAACATCTAGAACATTAGACGGAACACCGTTTAATCCCAATGTATCTGTGGTGTTTACAAACATCACGCTTCCTTCTGGAACGTACTATTTCCGAGCGATTGCTAGCAATGAAAGCGCTTCATCTGTTAGCGGAACCTCCTCGGCATACGTTTGGGATACAAGCGTAAGAACGGTAACGCTTGCCTCTACCGCTGTTCAATTTATAACCTCATCTGCTGGCGTTATTTCCCCGGCTTCTATAACTTTCACGGCTACAAGCTCGCTTAGCTCGCCAACGTGGGCATGGCGAGTAGATGGGGTTCTTCAGGCATCGACGACAAACACGTTTGTTCTTTCCGCGTTTGCTCCTAGTACAGCAAAAACAATATCGGTTACTGCCACGCAGGGTAGCTGTACTGCTTCGAGCTCAATGATCATTTCGAGCATCAGTGACGGAGCCGTAGGCCCAACCGGTCCCGCCGGCGGTCCTACCGGCCCCACGGGTCCGATCGGTCCAACCGGTTCCGGAAGCGGTCCCACAGGTCCCACCGGTGCCACCGGCGCCGCTTCCACAGTCGCCGGGCCCACAGGCCCTACCGGTGCCACCGGCCCATCCGTTACGGGCCCAACAGGGGCAGCGTCTACCGTTCCCGGCCCCACAGGCCCCACCGGTGCTCAAGGAAATATTGGCGCTACAGGCGCAACCGGTGCTCAAGGCCCAACCGGTGCCACCGGTCCGGTTTCCACCACTCCCGGCCCCACAGGACCAACGGGCCAGCAAGGCATGGCTGGGCCTACCGGTGCTCAGGGCCCTCAAGGCAATACCGGCCCTACCGGTCCAGCCTCAACAGTCGCAGGCCCTACCGGTCCCACGGGTGCTCAAGGCAATGTTGGCGCAACAGGGCCACAGGGCAATATTGGCCCCACCGGTGCCACCGGTGCTGCTTCCACCGTCCCTGGCCCTACTGGTCCGACCGGTGCCGGTGGCCCTACCGGTCCGGCTTCTACAGTTCCCGGGCCTACGGGTCCAACCGGTGCCGCCTCCTCCATCGCCGGCCCCACGGGTCCCACTGGAGCCGCGTCCACGGTTCCTGGGCCCACTGGTCCCACCGGTGCTTCTGGCCTTTCGATTACCGGCCCCACCGGTCCGCAGGGTAACGTCGGCCCGACGGGTCCCCAAGGCATACAAGGAAATGTTGGCCCCACGGGTCCAACAGGCGTTCAGGGAAATGTTGGCCCTACCGGGGCGCAAGGTTCCCAGGGCCCAACCGGTCCAACCGGTGCCGCCTCCACCGTTCCCGGCCCTACCGGTCCGCAGGGCGCTACAGGCCCAACCGGAAGCAACGCAACCCCTGGAGGCGTAAACACAAGCATTCAATACAACAATTCTGGCGCTTTTGGCGGATCTGCCGATTTCACTTGGAACGGCTCGACATTGTTTGCAAAAAGCGATGTGAAACTTCAGAAGAACATCCCCGAGATCTTGTTGAGGTCATCCGGTGATGTAAAGCAATATTTCATAAGCGCAAACATCAGCGACACAGTTGACGGAGGCGTTGTCATAGGGGCTGGAGCTAGCGTCAATAGCGGAACCGCATACTTTACGGTTACTTCTGCTGGTAATGCTGTTTGCGCTGGCGTGTACTCGCAAAACGTAGGCGGAACGAATCGAGACGTTTATGTAGACAACACGGGGTTGATTGGTTACGTCAGCTCATTACGCGAAACGAAAACGCAAATCGCAGAGATGCCAGATTGTTCTTGGCTTTACGCTCTCAATCCGGTTACATTTTTTTATAGAGCAAAAGATAAGGATGGCAACCTAACCGACGAAAAAGATGGGGAGATTGCGTACGGTTTGATTGCGGAAGATGTTGAGATCGTCAATCCTGATTTGTGTTATTACGATATTGTTGACGGGAAAAAAGAGCTTCGCGGCATCAACTATTCAAAACTTATTATTCCTCTTCTTAAAGAGCTAAAACGTCTCAATGCGATTGTTGCTAAACTTATAGATAAGCCATAAAATAAAAAAAAGACAAAATATCCGCCGTCGCGTATCTGTGAGTTCATAGAACGCGTTACTTACCGAGTTTTGGGAAAGGCAGGGTAAAGCCATAGCTATCTTTAATCGTAATACGCTGACACAGGTTAGCGGATTCGACAATCAAATTATTGCCGGTGAGCTGGTATACAACCAGAAAACTTACTGGAATCTGACGCTAAATAATTCCGACGGTACACCGCGCAATCTGACGGGCGCTACTATCACAAGCCAAATCATCCGGCGGCAGCTCTCAAACGTTCGTGACTCTCGATATGGGCTTACGTTTGACATAGCTGACTACACGCCTCCTCCGTCTCCTGTAAGCCTAACAATTACCAATCAGAATCTTTCTGGCGGATCTTTTACGCTGGTCATTGACGAATCCGCGTGGTCTGTTCTTTCGACCGATACGCAACTTGATATAAACGCTTCTAACCCTGTCGGGTTCTCTGGAAATATTACTGTCGCATTACCCGCAAGCGGTACGACTCCGGCGCAAGATCTCATCATCTTCTTGCTATTTTTGGTTCGCTCTGACGGAGTTACAAATTGAGTACGACAGTTACAGGCGCAAATCAGATTACGTTAACAATTGACCAAGGCGTAATCGGCCCCACCGGTCCCCAAGGCCCTGCCGGAGGTCCCACAGGCCCGACGGGTGCTACCGGTGCCCCGGGTTCTCCTGGCGGTCCGACCGGCCCCACCGGTCCCACGGGTTCCGCATCGACAGTTCCCGGCCCGACAGGTCCCACCGGTGCCGCCGGAGCCTCGGTTACTGGCCCAACCGGTGCTCAGGGTAGCGCTGGCGCTACGGGCCCTACTGGTCCGGCGGGCAGCGGAACAAACATTTCTGTTAGCAATGCAGGGGTTCAGATTACATCTGGGCTTACGTCTCTGAATGTGACGGGCCCGGGCGCTACGGCTACGGCGGTTGGTGGCGACGTAACGGTTACTGTTTCTGGTGGTGGCGGCGGCGTTGGCCCTACTGGTCCTACCGGTGCCACCGGTCCCACGGGCGCTTCCGTTACGGGCCCAACAGGAGCCGCTTCCACGGTTCCGGGGCCTACGGGACCGCAAGGCATTCAAGGCGTTGCTGGCCCTACCGGTCCCACGGGAGACCCCTCTACGGTTCCTGGGCCCACGGGAAGTACTGGTCCAACCGGGGCTTCTGTTACCGGCCCCACGGGTCCCACCGGCCCTGCCGGAGGCGGCGGATCTGCGATTACAGTAAAAGACGAAGGAACGACGCTTACAACGAACGTAACGTCTTTTGACTTTACCGGAGCTGGCGTAACCGCTACGGCTGTGGGCGATGCGGTAACTGTAAATATTTCTGCTGGAGCTGGGCCGACGGGACCCACCGGGCCGGCTTCTACGGTTCCCGGCCCTACTGGAGCCACCGGCGCTACCGGCGCTGCTTCGACAGTTCCCGGCCCCACCGGTCCGCAGGGCAGCCAAGGAGTTGCAGGTCCGACAGGCCCTACCGGTGCTGCGTCCACCGTTCCAGGCCCGACGGGTGCCACCGGCCCCGTCTCAACAACTCCCGGGCCTACGGGTCCAACCGGCCCCGCCTCTGCTATTGGAACTGGCTTTCAAAGCTACAGCTACACGGGCGACGGAACAACAACAACGTTTGCTGCAACCGGCGGAATTACCGCGTTGTCTGTTCTTGTTTTGGAAAATGGCGTTTCGCAAGTTCCAACATCCGATTACACGGTTTCGGCTGGCAATGTGGTTTTTGGCGTTGCTCCTGCTAGCGGTGTTGGAATCAATATCAGGGTTCTCGACGGGTATCAGGGCCCAACCGGTCCAACCGGAGCCGGTGGAACCGGCCCGACGGGTCCTACCGGTGCCCAGGGCGCTGCAAGTACGGTTCCTGGGCCCACCGGTCCCACCGGTGCCCAAGGGGATGTTGGAGCCACAGGCCCTACCGGTGCTGCCTCTACGGTTGCAGGTCCCACGGGTCCCACCGGCCCTGCAGGCGGAGGAGGTTCATCCATATCCGTTAGCGACGAAGGTACGTTACTAACCTCTGGGGTTACCTCATTCAACTTTACTGGCTCGGGTGTTACGGCTACCGCTGTTGGTACGGATGTAACGGTAAACGTCCCTGGCGGCGGTGGGGGAGGGCCTGCAACCATATTGGAAAGCGCGTTAACGATTTCCAGTAACTACACGGTATCAACTGGCTACAACGGTTTATCGGTTGGCCCTGTCACTATTTCAAGCGGCATATCGGTTACCGTCCCAACAGGTCAGGCTTGGATGATTCTTTATTCTTAAGGATTGCAAATGAGTTCATTAAAAGCACAAGGCAACGCAAGCGGAACCGGAACCCACACGTTGCAATCAGCAAACACAAATAGCAACCGCACAGCAACGCTGCCGGATGCGGATACAACGCTTGGCTATATCAATGTTCCGGTTAGCTCTACAACCACCACCATAGCGACTAGCGATGTTGGCAAGGTTGTTTCTTTATCTGCTGGCATAACGATTCCAAACTCGACGTTTTCACCGGGTGATGTTGTCTCTCTTTACAACAACACTGCTAGCAGTCTTACGATCACATGCTCAACAACAACGGCTTATGTGGCTGGCACTAATACAAGCGTTGGATCTGTATCGCTTGCGACAAGAGGTGTAATGACTGTTTTGTTTATAACGGCTACTTCCTGCGTTATCACCGGAAATGTGAGCTAACTATGCCCGGCATTCTTAATCTTATTCTCGGCGGTGTCGGTGTAGTCAAGGATGCCTACTTCAACCTTGTGTCCTTGCTTCTTCCTGGCAACGGCACTAACGGCGCTCAGAACAACACCTTCCTAGACAGCAGCACCAATAACTTCACCATCACCCGCAACGGCAACACAACGCAGGGTACGTTCTCACCGTTCTCACAGACTGGGTGGAGCGGTGCTTTCAACACAAGCACAACTTATTTGACGGTTACAGATACCGCAAATCTTCGTTTCGGTTCTGCAAACTTTACGATAGAAGCATGGGTCTATAGAAACGCAAGCGGAGCAACTCAAACCATAGCAAGCAAAGGTGCGTCAACACCTACAGGATGGGTATTTCAAATTAGTTCTGCTGACAAACTTGTTTTTACTGATACAAGTACAAGCATCACAGGGGCAACTTCTATTGCTGCCAATACTTGGACGTATGTTGCTGTTGTTCGCGCTGGAACTGGTGCAAATCAAACAACTTTGTATGTCAACGGAACTTCTGACGGAACTGGAACATCAGCAACAAATTTCAATCAAACATCTAATATGTTGATTGGAGCAGACAGAAGCACAACAAACTTTGCCAATGGCTATATATCAAACTTGCGTCTTAGTAATACAAACAGGACTATTTCAAGTACACCAACGACCGCATTAACCGCCGACGCTAATACGATTTTCTTATCGCTTAACTTGAATCGTTTTCAGTACACAGATAGTACGGCAGCATACACAAACATATCTGCTACAGGCTCACCCTCCGTAGTCGCCTTCTCTCCCTTCGCCCCTACAGCAGCCTATACAACCGCCGCAGTGGGTGGGTCTGGGTATTTTGATGGGACGGGGGATTATTTGAGTACACCATATAACGCAAATCTTGCTTTGGGTAGCGGAAATTTTACTATTGAGGCTTGGGTATATACAAATCAAGCCTCTGGTTTTCCAAGTGTATTTGGTCGGTGGAGCAATGCTTTAGGCTCTTCTTGGGATTTGAGAGCATCATCGGCTGACAATAGCAACAAACCTGTATTTGCATTCAATGATGGAACTACAAACACGATTATTTCGTCATCAGGCGGTTCGGTAGCAGATAACGCTTGGCATCATTTAGCAGCGGTAAGAAATGGAAATACCATTACGTTATATGTAGACGGGTCTAGCGTTGGCTCTGCGTCATTTAGCGGAACTATTGCGGCAAGAACATCAACACCTCAATATGTTGGTTACAACGATTCAAACAGTTTTCAAGGATACATTTCTAATTGCAGGTTAATCACAGGGCAGGCACTTGCCACTGGTAATTTCACGCCACCTACGGCTCCAGTAACGGCATCAGCAGTAGGATGGACAGGAGCCAATGCAGCAGGTTCTTTGTCAGGTACGGTTCAATTTTTAACCAACTTCACCAACGCCGGTATCACGGATGCCACTGCTAAGAATGATTTGGAAACGGTGGGGAATGCTCAGATAAGTACGGCTATTTCTGCTAAGTGGGGAAGCGGGAGTATTAAGCTCACGTCTGCAAGTTCTGATTATTTGAAAAGCCCAAGTTCAAATTTATATGTATTAGGAACTGGAGATTGGACTATAGAATGTTGGGTTTATTTACCATCTGTAGCAACGCAGCAAATTATTTTTGATACACGCGCTACAGGAACGGATTCTGGGTATGTGTTTTATGTTACTGGTGCTGGAAAATTAGCGTTGTTTACAAACAATACATCCGTTCTTGTTACATCCAGCTCGCTTCCTTCAAATTCATGGGCTTTCCTTGCAATGACAAGGACGGGAGCGACCGTAAGAGCATATATAAACGGTACTTTAGATGCAACTACAGGCACTTATTCGGGTTCAATGAATTGCCCAGGAACGGCGTTGGTTGGTGCTGGGGCCGGAGGAACAGATTTGCTAAACGGTTACATCCAAGACGTCCGCATCACCAAAGGCTACGCTAGAACCATCACAACCCCAACAGCAGCCTTCCCAACCCTATAGAGGTAGACCATGCAATACTGGACAAAGAACGGGTCTATCCCAAGCACTGAAACAGACGGTACTGAAGGCTGGCAACAGGCTCCTTCGCCTCCGACAGACGTTCCTGCTGACAAAGAACTTGTATGGCTAAACTGGGAATGGATCATCAGAGACCCTAAGCCAGCAGACAGGGCAGGATGGCAGTGGAACTGGAACCATTTAGACAGGGTATGGGTAGAGGGCGCTTATCCGGCAAGCGAAACTGTAATTTCTGAGATTGAGCCAGTTGTTAATCTAACAACCTCGCAAATCGGAACGATAGTATGACTACCAAAATCACGGGCGCAAACGTCAACACGCTATCTCTAGGTGTTGTAAGCGGTGTTGTACAAACAACCTTGGCGGCTGCGCTTGAGAAGGTAACGATTAGCGCAACGGCAGCAACCGGAACGATCAATTACGATCTATCAACACAATCAGTTTTGTATTACACCAGTAATGCAACAGGAAACTGGACGCTAAACATTAGAGGTGATTCTGGAACGTCGCTTAATTCTTTGATGGCAACAGGCCAGAGCATGACGTTAGCATTCTTGGCTACCCAAGGAAGTACCGCGTACTACAACTCGGCGGTGACTATTGACGGATCTTCTGTTACACCGAAATGGTTTGGCGGATCAGCTCCATCTGCTGGCAATGCAAACGGGATTGATGTTTATACCTACACGATCATCAAAACCGGTAGCGCTGCTTATGTAGTTATTGCTAGCCTGTCAAGGTTCGCGTAATGCCAATCATTGCGACATTAGCAACTGCTTCTAAGAAAGGTTTTGAAGGGTTAGGTTTGCCCGTTTACTACAGCAATTTATTTATTAGATCTCAAACTGATTATTTATCAATCCCTGCAAACTCTGATCTTTCGCCGGGAACATCAGCGTTTACCGTCGAGTTTTTTATTTACCCAAATACAACACCAGCTTACCAGTCTGTTTTTAGCTGCGGGTTGTCTGGTACAAGCTCTCAAGGGTTTGAGATCGCGCTTACCGGTACAACGCTTCAAATGGTTAAGTACACGACGGGCGGAACATTAAACGCGTACAACTCAACGTTATCTGTAACGGCTTTAGCTTGGAATTATATTGTTCTTACTAGAAGATCAACTGCAACTAATGATCTTCAATGGTTTGTAAACGGAACGGGAGATTCTTTGGGAACGGCTAATAATGATTTTATAGCCCCAACATCGCTAAACACAACGATAGGCGTAAGACGATCAACGCTTACAAATCCTACGGATGCCTATATAAGCAATCTTCGTTATCGAATTGGCGTTGGTTTATCTTCTGCTCCTGTACCTACATCACCATTGTCTGACGATGCTAATACGCGATTGCTTACATGCCAATCTGCAACCATTATCGACAACGCAACGCCTCCTAATACGATCACAAACAACGGTGTTACCGTATCGACACTAGCTCCTTTTTAGGATAAAAAACGATGCCTTATAGCTCCTCTAATGGCAAGCAATACACAATAGACCTCATAAACCGAATCAATCCAAAAACAGTTTTAGATATTGGCGCGGGCAGCGGAACATATGCCGCTTATAAGAAACAAGGTCAGCATTGGAGCGCTATAGAGATCTGGCAGCCAAATATTGAGCAGTTCAACCTTAAAAGCCTTTATGACGAAGTAATCTGCGGCGATGCTAGAGACATAGATTTCGGTGTTTATGATTTAGTGATTCTTGGTGACGTTCTTGAGCATATGTCTAAAGACGAAGCAAAAGCGCTTCTCGACAAATGCAAAAAATCTAAATACCTCATTGTCAGCATTCCTCTCGGCCATTACCCGCAAGACGAATACGAAGGCAATCCTTACGAAAAGCATGTCACTGACAACTGGTCACAGACAGAATTTATAGAGACTTTTGGGAATCCGTGGCAAGAACATCAAGAAGGCGAAATCGGTGTTTTTGTTTACCGCAACCTAAAGATTTGCATCTACGCAATCTCAAAAAACGAAGAGCAATTTGTTAAGCGATGGTCAGATTCGTGTAAGGATGCAGATCTTGTCTTGTTAGCCGATACCGGGTCAACAGATAGAACCGCAAGCCTTGCTAGAGAATGTGGCGTTACGGTTTATGACATATCGGTAAAGCCCTGGCGATTTGATATGGCTCGGGATACGGCGCTTTGCCTTATTCCTGGCGATTACGATGTTTGTATATCGTTAGACATTGACGAGGTTATGGAGCCCGGCTGGCGGGAAGAGATTGAACGGGTATGGGAGCCTGAAACAACTAGGCTGCGCTACAAGTTTGACTGGGGTCAAAACATTCTTTTTTACTACGAAAAAATCCATCATCGAGTTGGCTATCACTGGCACCACCCGGTCCATGAATATCCAAGACCAGATCAGCGAACAAACGAAGTCTATGCCCATACCGACAAACTATTAGTTTCTCATCATCCTGATCCAACGAAAAGCCGTGGGCAATATTTAGACCTGCTCAGGATGGCAGTAAAAGAAGATCCAACATGCCCAAGAAATGCCTTTTACTTTGCCCGTGAGCTTACTTTTTATAATCTTTGGGATGAGGCTATTCAAGCATTGCATACTTACTTAGAAAATCCCAAAGCGGATTGGCCTAACGAACGTTGCTATGCGATGCGTTTACTAGGCAAATCTCATGATGCAAGAGGCGAGCATTGGGAAGCTCTCAAGTGGTACAGAATGGCGGTGGCCGAGGCTCCTGGAACGCGTGAACCTTGGGTTGATGCGGCTATGTCTTTTTACTCTAAGCATATGTGGAAAGAATGCTTTCACGCGGCTACAATGGCTTTAGAGATCAAAGACAAGCAGTTGGTTTATACCTGCGATCCTGAAGTATGGGGATCTAAGCCTTATGATCTAGCAGCAATCTCTGCCCACAATCTTGGGCTCAAAGACGAAGCGATACGATACGGGCAAGCGGCGGTAGATTTATCGCCGGGTGATGAACGACTCGCTAGGAATCTTGAATATTATGGAATCGCAAACGCTGCTTAATATCGCTTTTGGCGCTGTTTCAGCTCTTTTCGGCTGGATTTTTCGAATCATCTGGGAAGCCGTGAAAGAAATGCAGCGTGATCTGCGCGATCTTGAGAAAGATTTACCACATTCCTACGCGCTTAAAAAAGACTATGAAGCAGACATTCACGAAATCAAAGTAATGCTTGGAAAAATCTTCGACAAACTTGATAGCAAGCAAGACAAATGAATTGGTCAGACGTTCTCAAAGCAGTCATTCCTGTAATCGTTGCTTCGCTAGCTTGGTTGCTAGGTCAAGTTGCAGATTTCTCGACGCGGCTGACAAAGATTGAGGGCTCCATGCCGGCGCTTATCACGAAGGAAGGCGTTCCTACTGACAGCCCGATCAGCGCAGAGAAACGGGCGATGCAAAAAGAGCAACTGATGCAGCATATCAACGAGCTGCAAGTAAAAGTCAGGCTTTTGGAAGAGCGCGAGAGGTTAACTAAGAAATGATGACTTTGCTTTCGTCGCTTCTCTCATTCCTGGCCGGCGGCGTTCCCAGGTTGCTTGACATTTGGCAAGACTCGAAAGACAAAGCGCACGAGCTACAGCTTGCTCAGATGCAGATTGAGCGCGAATTAGAGCTGGCAAAAGAGGGCTTTGCAGCTCAACAGCGGGTCGAGGAGATACGAACGGAACAGGTTCAGATACAAGCGCAAGCAGACGAGATGAAAGCGCTCTACGCGCACGATATAGCCCTTGGCGACGGTGTTTCGCAGTGGGTAAAGAATCTTCGCGCTCTTGTTAGGCCGGTAATTACTTATGGCATGTTTGGGCTGCTGGTCTTTGTTGATGTTGCTGGCTTTTGGTACGCGTGGACAATGAACGTACCGTTTGATCAAATGCTCAATCAGCTTTGGGATGATGAGACGCAGCAGATCTGGGCTGCAATCATTGCATTCCACTTTGGAAGCCGAGCATTTGCAAAGTAAGTCTTTGGAGATGCTCAAGCATCACGAGGGCGTAAGGCTTAGACCTTACCGCTGCCCAGCGAGACTGTGGACAATCGGCGTAGGTCACGTTATCGACCCATCACACATAAGGGTGAAGTTTGAAGAGAGGCTCTCTTTACCGATCCCAAACGGATGGGATAGAACGCTCACGATGGCAGAAGTCGATGAGATTCTGGCGGCGGATTTACAGGCATTTGAGGCTGGCGTTCGCCGATTATTTCCTGCTGGCCTTACTCCTAATCGCTCTGATGCACTCACCAGCTTTGGGTTCAATGTTGGATTAGGTAACCTTCAAAGATCGACGATCCGAATGCGGCATAACCGTGGTGATTACGCTGGAGCCGCGCAAGCATTCATGATGTGGACAAAAGCTGCTGGCAAAGAGTTACCAGGATTGGTAAAGCGTAGGCGCGATGAATCTATGCTTTATTTAGCCGGATAAGAGCGTCTTTCACCATTTGGCCGACGCTCTCGCCGTGATGTTTTGCTATCTGCTCGATGAGCGGAAGCCGCCGAGTCTTAGGCTTCGATAAAAGCCAGTGAGCCCAATCCTCGACGACCAGCGGCATAACTTTTTCATAAGCTGCCGCAATTTCCTGTCGATCACTGCTGGTTACCTGCTTGATGGTCGAGATCCAGTTCTCCGAGTGACCACGCTCGAAATGCTTTATGTTTTTCGATGGTGTCTTCGCATTCGGTTGAGGGCGGCTTCCAGCCGTACTGTCGCCAGATTTCCTCGACGGGCTTGAAGGTTCTGGGGGTTCTTTGCTCTGCAATTAACTCTCTCCAGCTCATCCTAATTTCCTTTGCATTGTGTCAACTTCCGTTAAAAAAGTCATTACATCTGCTTCTAAATCGGCAATGTCTTTGGGATCTGGCTCGAACCTAACCACAAACATCTGTAAATGCTCAGGCAACCGTGGGTCAAACGATACAAAATCAACCCACTTTCTACCCGTACAGGCGAGCTGAGCAAGCATCTGATTCTTGTGTTCGGAAGGTACGGTTCCCTTCATCATCCAATTTAGATGCGTCGACGTTTTCGGGCATTTAATTTCGAGTAACCCGTCCGTCCAAACCAAACCATCAGGCGACGCTGAAAACGATGCAATCGTAGGATGGTCAACAATAGCAACCTGCTCAACCCAGATGCTTGTTCTGATCTCATACGCAGCCCTTGCTAGCGGTTCGCTTGCGGTTCCCCATTCCATATAAGCGTTGGTAAAAGACTCGATTGGAGAGCCTGTAAGACGCTCTGTAATGATGTCTGCAATGTAATTGGCTCGCGTTGCGGTTCCGGCTTTAGCGCGAGCATCCGATACCCTGGATGCTGTGACTTTACCAAGACGGGCGAGTTTCCATTCCTCGGTTCCCTGCTCCATCAGAACGGAACCTCATCATCATTGTCGACCTCGGCTTTAGGCCTACCGCTCAACATCTGCATCTGGTCAGCAACAATCTCGGTTGTGTACTTATCGTTACCGTTTTTGTCTGTCCATTTTCGAGTTTCTATCCTTCCCTCAACGTAAACCTGAGAGCCTTTCTTTACATACTTATCGACGATCTCGGCCAGCTTTCCCCAAAAGACAATACGATGCCATTCTGTCTTTTCCTGTCGTGTACCGTCTTGCTGCTTCCAAGAGTGTTTAGTTGCCAACACCAGGGTGCAAACCGCAACTCCGGCATCTGTGTATTTCGTCTCCGGATCTTTGCCGGCATTACCGATGATGATCGCTTTATTTACTGAACCCATAACTTTCCTCTTTCAAATAAAAACCCGATTGTTTTGCGGTGGGCTTCTTCCCACATCGCTTCTTTCTCTTGTTTGTTCATCCGATGCCCTTGGTCTATAGCCATGTGACAGCGATAACACAGGGCGGCAATCCTGTAGTCATGAGCCTTAATCCCTTTTCCTTTCCCGTCGCGTAGCTGGTTGCTGTGCGCGGCTACGACGGTTCCATCTTCCGCGCCGCACAACGCGCATTCAAACTCACGAACGGTTTCTAATAGTTTCTGATTTCTATACAAGCTTCATCTCCGCTCTGTTGGACGCTTCCTGAGACCTCCAGACCTCGATGTGAGCCTGGGCTGAAATCATTTTCCATCTTAGAGCTTCTTCTTGCTCTACGGCCTTTTTAAGCTCTTCTAAAAGCTCTTTGTAATCCTTATGCGCGTAAGCGTCACGCTCTTGAGCTGCAACTGATCCTTCCATGTCTTGCATCAGCAGAGCTTTTTTTACCTTGCGAAATTCCTCGAGGTAAACGCGCTCTGCTTTTGCTTTTGCAATCAGCTCGGAATGCTTGTAGATGAATTCAACTGCTTTATTCGGAGTCATATTTGGCTTTTTGCTTCATCATTTCTTGCGCTACAAGATAAGCAGTTTCCGCTGCATCCTCATAAATTTTTTCCAACTGTGGATCTTCGCCAAGGCCTTCTTCGTTATACAAATCAACTGAGTTTTTGTACGTTGCAATAAGAGCTTGACTGGCAAAATAATCAAGCAATTTCATGTTTTTTATCATTTGATCCCCAATGCAGTTTTACGTTGATCTTTAGCGGCAACAATTGCTTTCTGTAATTCAGGCTGGCCTTTGTATTCAGTGTGTAACGCTTCGTAGACTTCTCTCAGCGTTTCTTTTGTGGCTCCGGCGATCAGCATCAGTTTGTCGGTGAATTCAGGCGTATGCGCTTTTACTTCATGCGTGGTTGCGTCAGCGTCGTTATCGCCTTCTGTAGGAATGCAAAAAGTCTGAAACGCTGCGTACTTGTAAGCTGCGCTCATCGCTTTATTCGTCGCTTTGTCGCCGCTATCCATTGCTTCGCCAAACGTTTTAACTGTGTGTTTTGTTCCATCGTGTGACGAGACAAAATCAAACTCAACCTCGACCACGACATAAAACAGCGAAGATCCGCTTTTGCCCATACGCTCGCTAACCTCACGAGCAATCACACGAGGCAGGATTACTAACCCATGCTTGCTGATGATCGGAGCAAGCGCGTTGTAAACATCATCTATCCCGCGAAACCCGTAGCCCTGCTGAGTGTTTCTGCGGTCTTTAGCAATACCTTGCTGGCAAAGGTCATGAGAGACTTTGGCGATTAAGTTGTAGACGTTCATGTTTGGTTCCTTTACTTGACGAACAGGAACATTAGAACTCCGTAAAACATCCCCAATGCTATGTAAGCCAGCCATTCGATTTTCCTCATGATTATTTCCTGTAAAGGGGCCGAAGCCCCGGTTGTTAGCTAAGTTCTGCTGCCGAGGGAATGTATTCGTAACCCTCATCATCATCGTCAGTTCCCTTAATCCAAGTGCCTTTTTGTGATTTACTTTCAGCGTAATAAAGTTCAAACATAACGCTGGCGATTTGGTAAAAATTTACATCTTCCAAAAAATTAAGCGCATAGTCACGCGCAAAACCTTCTGATGAAGTGTCAAAGATGTGATTGACAGCAACCAAACGCAAAGCCCTTGACAGTTCGTCAATTGAAGGTTTGCAATTGCTGCCCATGATTTGCTGCGGTATTACATTTGAGCAGATGTCACGAAACACAATCCAGGTTGCGACATTGCTAAAACCGTTATGCGCTGTTGTCATTTGTTTCTCCATTATTTGTTGCGTAAAAGTAATGTTATACATGTCCCTAAATAAGTCACTAGCCAGCAGACGAAAGGCAGCAACCAGCAGATGAGCGGTAAATCACCAACACAACGATCACTACAAAAGCTCAGATCTGAAGGCTATCTCTGCCAAATCGTCGAGCGCTGGAACCCACATGCAAGGATCAGGCAGGACCTATTCGGCATAGGTGACATACTGGCTATAAAGGCCGGTGAGACGCTACTGGTACAGACTACGAGTCGAGGTAATGTTGCTGCGCGAGTGACTAAGATCCAAGAGTCGGAGCATCTGCCTACGATCCTGGCCGCAGGCTGGAAGATCACCGTTCACGGATGGGGAAAGCTAAAGGCAGGATGGACTTGCAAGATTGTGGATTTCTAATACAATAAAAGGGTCGGTGTGGCAACCGGCAGTGAACGAAGAAACCCCAGATTATTTAGGTGGGGCTTGTGTGGTCACAATGTCTTTCTTCGTTCAGACTGCGTGATTGCCCAACGCCAAAGGGCCTTGCCCCTCCTAAGTGTTCTGGGGTTTTTCTTTTGGTAGCCGACCGTACTCCGAGCGTTATCAAGATCCTGCATGGGATGCGCGGAAGAAAACACCGGCTGGCGAAACACCCCGTTTCATGCCGATCCAGACTGTCAGTGAGGTACTGGACAAAGCCTCTTGTACATGGGTGGGACAAGCAAGAGGTGGAGAGAATCGCTGGCTTAGGCTGTACTAGGCAGGGAACATCCAGAAGCGACCCCTGCTGGGTAAGGTGAGTGTTACCACCCTTGGGGAAGTTATGTCTAAAGGAAACAGAAATGAACCCATTCTTAATCACTGAGCCAACCTGTATTAGCTTTAGCGGAGGTAGAACTTCTGCTTATATGCTTTGGAGAGTCTTAGAAGCTAACAACGGATTGCCAGATAAGGCGATCGTTTGTTTTGCAAATACAGGCAAAGAAGAAGAAGCAACGCTTAGGTTTATTCAAGATTGCTCAGAACATTGGAACGTAGATATTCACTGGCTAGAGTACATCTCAGAAAGTCCAATGTTCAAGAGGGTTGATTTCAAATCGGCAGCAAAACAAGGTGAACCTTACGAAGCCTTGATCAGAAAGCGTCAATACCTTCCTAATGCAGTCACTAGGTTTTGCACTACAGAACTCAAGATCAGAACAATTCACAAATACTTAAAGTCGCTCGGATGGGATCACAACGAGACCTCAGACTGGGTTGGAATTAGGGCAGACGAGATGAGAAGGGCGGCAAAGATTGACCGCTCCAGAACACCGCTTGTGAGTGCTAACGTAAGCATTCACGACATTGACAGGTTCTGGAAAGCCCAACCTTTCAACCTTGAACTTCCAACCTACAACGGCAAAACGCTTGCTGGCAACTGCGACCTTTGCTTTCTTAAGCCAGCCAATCAGGTATTCACGCTTATAAAAGAAAAGCCAGAACGTGCAGTATGGTGGGTCAAGATGGAGGCATTGGCATTGGCATTGGCATCCAAGCCAAGCGGCGCAGTGTTTCGATCAGATAGACCGTCTTACGCCCAGATGCTTAAGTTCAGCCAGCAGCAGACAGATATGTTCGATCCTACGGAAGAAGCAATCGCTTGCTTTTGTGGCGACTAGCGTTTGTCGGCAAAAAATAGCCATTTGTCAGCCCAAGAAATAAAAACAAACACTGCTCTCAGATTCCGATCTAGACTTTCCCTGTCGCAACTACCGGGAGAAATAAATTGGAAGGTTTCGAGGAGTTCTGGCAACAGTACCCACGAAAGGTAGCCAAGAGAGCAGCGCAAAAGGCTTGGCTGAAGATGAGTCATCAAGAGCGGCAAGATGCAATACAAGCAGTCAAAAATCATAAGCGGTACTGGACGATCAAATCGACTGCAAGTGAATTTATGCCACATCCCGCTACATGGCTTAATCAAGCACGATGGGAAGATGAGCTAGACATGACCCACCACGAAAAAGCAGTTAACTGGTGGGCAACAGAAAAAGGGACCGCCGAAATGGCGGAAAAGATTGGATGCCCCGCAAGGCCGGGAGAGGATTGGAACCAATGGAAAACACGAATCTCAGAAAAGCTGAAAAGCGCATAGATCAAACCATAAAGAAAGCGGTAAAGGCAGGCAAATGGCCCTTCGCTGCGTTTGTGGGTAACAAATGGGTAAAACCAAAAAAGATTAAGCCTGAGCCCATTCCTTTTGAACCAGCGCCATTTTGAGGTGAATATGAAAGAACATCACGAACTTGTAAGACAGCTTGCAAAACCTGGGGAAGAGATCATCGACGATCTGACTCCGACGCAAGCGTTTGCCCTTCACATGGCAATAGGCGTATCTGGTGAGGCTGGTGAACTGTTAGACGCAATTAAAAAGTTTGCGATCTACCAAAAGCCTTTAGACCTGGAGAACGTTGTTGAGGAACTGGGCGACATTGAATTCTATTTGCAAGGCATTCGGCAAGCATTCTGCATAGACCGCGAATACGTTCTGCAACAGAACATAGAAAAGCTGAGAAAACGTTACGGCGAGAAGTATACGAATGCGGCAGCGCAACGCAGAGCAGATAAATGCCCTCCGTGTAATAACGTCTGCGACCAAGGCAGACTATGCCCAGCGAGGAAGTCATGAGCAGAGAAGCTATGAAGCAGGCGCTGGAAGCGTTGGAATTGTTGGCTAAATACGAAAACCCTTCGACAAAGATACAAGTCCGCAAACCTAAAGACGGTGGCCCGATAGTGACTATGTACCCGCACAAAGTGGCAACAGAAGCAGCGGCATTGTTGCGCGATAGGTTGGCGCAGCCGGAGCAGGAGCCGGTGGCGTGGGCAAATAGCCTAGATTTTGATGATGACGATCAAGAAATTATCTCAGCTAAAGACAAGGGCAAATTAGGAACTAGCAATTGCGACATAGCGCTTTACATCGCGCCGCCAAAGAAATGGGTTGGGCTGACGGATGGGGAACACGACAGCATAAAACGCAATTATCACGATATGACGTGGACCCTTGAAATGTTTGCCAGAGCCATTGAACAAGCCTTGAAGGAGAAAAACACATGAACCAGCAAGAAGTATTGATGCTTGCAAAGACGATGGGCGTAATGATCTCTGGAAGGCCTGAGTTTGAGCAATCAGTTGCAAGGTTTGGCAAGCGAATCATAAAGCGCTTTAGACCGCTGACAAAAACCCAGAAGATTTACTTGGACGCGCTGGCCGAGCCTAAGTCACTGCAAAACTTAGCTGATCAGTTTGGGTGTACGACGCAGAACGCGCTCAAGATGATTCGTGCGCTAGAGGCTCGCAAGCTGATCTCGAAAGAGAAGTTGTTTAAGCAACACGTTGGCGCATGGTCTTACTACTACCAAAGAAAATCATGAGCGGCGATCACAACATGAGTGATTCCATCAAATGGAAATCCACGCAAACCGACAAGCAAACCAAGATCTTGAACTACCTCAAAAAGCGCAAGACACCGGCAACGCTGAAACAGGTTTGCTTGCAGGTCAGAATGGAAAAGAGGCCATGCGATCAAGCGCTCAGGCAACTTGTGAACAAAGGATTCCTAAAAACATGGCTGACGATGGATACGTTTGTGAAAGAGCGCGTGTACGAGTTTGCAACCGATAAGGTCGCAGAAAAACCGGTGATAAAACAGCCGCCAAAGTTTCACAAAAGCAGAGTCACCGTAGAACCGAAGTTTTATAACAACCCTTTTGGTATAGGACAATGACATGAAAATAGAAGCAAAGATGCAGGAACATGATTGGGTAAACGTTTACTACGCGCACGAAATTATGATCGTTCCGCACTACAGCAAGAAAAAAACGTTTGTGCTTCCAGGCGGGCGTGAGATAAAAGAGCAGACGCTTATCGACAAGGGCTACAAGCCAGCAGTGTCTTACCTGTGGCCGAGGCCGGCGTGAAAACCTACATAGCCGGTGAATCCAACTGGCGAACACCGGACGATGAAACGCCACCGCGAGGGGTAAAGATGCTTCTACTTAACGCTGGTGGTGTATGCGTGATCGGAACGTGGACAGATTGGGCTGTGGCATGGGCTCCGCTTCCCAAAGTTCCAGAGCATATAAAAACGATTCTTATGTCAAAGCATTTGAAAGGAATGCCATGATTTCAGAGATAAGACAAGACGAGGTAATTAGGATGGCAAAGATCGCCAAACTACCAACCTACTTCAAGACAGGCGAGCTGGTGAATCTTAAAGAGCTGGAGGATTTCGCTGAGCTTGTAAGGTTCAACGTAGGAGAAGCGAGACTCAATCACTGTATTGAGCTTTTAGAAAAACGTGGTCATAAAGACGCAGCAGACCTACTTAGGGGCGAAGGATGATTCCATTTTCTTTTCCAACGGCAAGACGAACAGATCCGCTAACCTCACACATGGCGGCGATTGACGCAAGGTTTAAGGCTAACAACCACAGGCGTACCGCTTTGCTTGCTTTACTAGAACACGGCAACCTTACCGATTACGAGCTAGCGGATAAAACCGGCCTACAACAAAACAGCATAGGAAAGCGCCGGAAAGACTGCCAGGATGCAGGATTAGTAACGCATTACCGAGACGACGACGGAAACAAAGTAAAACGACCCGCTCCGTCTGGAAGCAAGGCTTATGTGTGGATGCTTACCGATCGCGGTGAAGAACTGGCAAAGCAAATCAAGAGAGAACTATGAACATCAACGACATGGCAAGGCAAGCATTCCTAAACTCGCTGACAGAAAACCTCAGTGACTTCGACAGGCTCATGCTCCAGATCGACGAGATATGCGATATGGCCGAGGATTTATCCCTGAGAGCGAAGCAATTAGCCGACGAAGCAGAAGAACAGCTTAGGAGGGCGCGAGGTGAGTGAATGGGAATCCGTAAAAGGTATCGTGGAGCCGTGGAGAAGGCTTACAGTCGAAGAAATGAAGGATGTAGGTAGAAATCTACTTACCAAGCAAAATGAGGCTGAGATGCTGATCTACGCGACCCGAATCGAGGCGTACATCATGGCATTGAATTCGTCAAGAAGTGGGAGTAAACTCAAAAAGTGACTCCTTCCCCTGGTTGCCCTCTCCACGAGGGCTTTTTTTGGAGCGCGTAATGCCAGTTCCTAACGATGCGATGGTTGCCGAGGCTAAGAAAGGCTTAGCTTGGCGTGAAGAATTTGGGCGCGGTGGAACGGCCATAGGCGTAGCGCGAGCTCGAGACATCATCAACAAGGCTGACTTTCCACAAGAAACGATCAGCCGAATGATTAGCTACTTTGCAAGGCACGAAGTTGACAAGCAGGGCGAGGGATGGTCTCCAGGCGAAGATGGTTACCCATCAGCCGGGCGGATAGCCTGGGCATTGTGGGGCGGTGACGCGGGAAAGAGTTGGGCGAACGCAAACAAGAAAGAACAAGCGCAGCCGCAAGAAGTCTATACCCCAGGCAGATTCATTATGTGTCTGCTACACGCCGTAACTAATGCACACATACTTCATCTGCAAAGCCAAAGTTATGCTCAACACAAAGCGCTCGGCAGTTTATACGAGGATCTGGGCGACTTAGTGGATTCTGTGGTTGAGCAGTGGCAGGGTCTCAACGGCAAGCTGATGAACTATCCCATCGAGTACAGACCGCCAGAGAGTACGGCTAAGTCTGAGCTTGAGTACATGCTGGCTTATGTGGCTGATTACAGAAGTTCGATGGGCGATGATTCAGCCATACAGAACGGCATCGACGAGATCGCAGCGCTTATGCAGTCAACGCTCTACAAGCTCACGTTTCTTAAGTAATGCCGTACCGCAAGACAACAAAGGGATGGTTCTGGGGAAGTAAGGGACCATTCCCAACACTACAAAAGGCTCAAGCAGTAGCAAGAGCTGCATATGCTGGAGGTTATCGTGAGGATCGTGAAAGCATTAGAACATCTAGCCAACGAGAAGGATTTCATCTTCCAGGCCGTGTTCAATCAAGATGATCTGCCCTATTCACTCTATTGTTTATTCAACGCGCTTATGGAGCGTGAACAACTAGAGTCAATCACAAGGCATATGACTCGCAAAGAGTCAGATCTATTCCTAGACCTAGCCACATACTCATGCCAAGAACGCCCAAGCAGACAACCTGTCGGGAGCTAGGCTGTACAAATCCCAAGGTCAACGGCTCGACGTTCTGCAACCAGCATGGCGGCGCAATATCTACAGACCGTAAGGCTTTCAATAAACTGTACGGTACTAAGCAATGGCAACAATTCAGGCAGATCCAACTGTCAAAGCATCCGATCTGCGCTCGATGCCAAAGCCTCGGAAGAATTACGCCAGCTCACCACGTTGACCACATCTTCCCGCACAGAATGAACAGAGATAAATGGATGGGCAACCGCTTTCAGTCGCTCTGCGCTGAGTGTCACTCCATAAAGACCGGGCTTGAAAAAAAAGGCGAGGTGCACGATTATGTTGCGGGCGAGATACACTTGAT